TGGCATACTGCGATGCGGGGATAAGATCGTCAAACGCGCCCATGTTTGCCCTTACAGTCCATAGTCTTTAGGGTTCATTCCCATGCTCTTGATGCGCGCAGCCACGGCCTCTCTACTCGCCCCGGCTTTAATTGCCGCATCTACTTCAGCCCGGTTGAATTTCTTTGACGGCGCTGCGGCGCCTAACGGAATCGGCTGGTATGTCACTGGATCGAGAGCAACCTGCCCCTTGCCTATCTTTGTCATTCCGTCAGCGCTCACCTCGTCGCCAAGATCAACAACAACAGGCTTCCCGTCGCTCTTGCCGTTTATCGCATGATACGTTTGGATCGCAGCAGCCCGCTCTTCCGGCGTCTTGGCGTTGGTTACGGCATCGGCAGCGGCTTGCAATCGCTGCGCATTCTGCGCCGCCATCTTGCCTGTCTCGATCTGCTGCTGCACCACGGCGCGATCAAGCGGCGCCCGCTGCGCTGCCTGCGCCATACCCTGCGTTGCGGCGATGGCCTGAACCGGGTTCGTTCCTTGCCGCACGGCCTGCATTTCTGCCAAGCGCAGCTTGTCGGCCTGCAGCCTGTTCTGTGCGTCGATGTACGCCTGCGTCTGCTCCCACCGCGCGTTCTTGGTGCCGTCCGCTGCGGTGTATTGGTTGGGGTCCATGTTGGTGACGACCATCGTTCTGCCCGTCGCATCGGAAACCATCCCGCTACCCGGCGCCATGGCAAGCTTCGTCGGGTCGAACCCGCGCCCCATGTTGACCTCGACGGCGCCCGATGGCATGACGCGAGCGCCGGAGTTTCCGGTTGTCGCCGCGATGCGTGGGTCAGCCGTTTGCGCATCCGTGTTTGCCGACTGCACGGCAGACTGGCGGCCTTCGTTGCTGTATGTGGCTTGGGCTTGCTGTGGCGATGGCTTCTGCTGGTCTGCTCGGATGGTGACAGTCCCATTGTCTCCTGACGCAGCAAATACGTCCTGCGCCTTTTGTCGGTAAATCTGCTGCACGCTCGGGATCTGCGCATTTTTCGGCAGGATGAGATTCGGCAAGCCGGCCGCTCCGTCGATCACGCCCGCTGCGGCGTCTCCGGCGTTCAATGCCCCGGCAAGCATGCCGTGCTTTGCGGCGCTTGCAAATCGAGCCATGCCGCCCTGGTTGACGTAGTCGTCAGTCTGCTGTTCGCTCGGCGCAAGCTGGATTGCGCCACCGTCGCGCCCGGAGTTGTAGGCGTTAGCCGCGATGTCTGCAACGGTTGCAAACTTGGCGACAGGGGCAAGAATTTTTGCGGCCTTTCCAGCCATTCCAGACAGTTTGCTTGTTGGCTTTGCTGCCGTCGCCGATGGCTCTTGCACCGCTGTCCTTGACGCATCAAAAGCTGCTGCCTCTGGAGACATTCCGCCAGACGCCCTTGCCGCAGCGGCAGTGCGCGCCATGGTCCGAGGGTCTGCCTTGATTGCCTCTTGCGGGCCTGTGATTGATAAAGGATCTGTTGTCGGAGATGCGGCGCGCGCCATCCCTGGTTGTTGCATCGGCCCGCCGCCCTGCCCATACGTCCAATCGACTGTCCGCGCCTGCATCGGCCCGCCGGCCGCCGGCGCCCCGCCTCCCGGCGTCCAATCGACGGCGCGCGGCGTAACGGCGGTTCCGGGCTGCGGTGGTGCAATCGCCCGCGCTGCTGGTTGCGCAGCCTTAGCGCGCAGTTCGTCGGCAGTCTCAACAACTCCTTCAAGCACTGGCGCGTTGTTTCCTGGCGTCCAGTTTGGGCGGTAGATAGGCTGCGCAGGCAGCGAACCAAACTCATACCGCCCGCCGTCCGCCATGCCCATCTTCGGCGCCCGTCCGTCGTTGCTCTGCTGGATGATTTGACCGATCGCCTGCACAGCCTGCGGATTCGCCGCCGTCTTGGCCGGCAGGATGACCGCCTGCTCGCCGTCGCTCACCCGGATCTCCGAGCCGGCCACCTTGACCGGGATCTTGTCCTCGCGCGGACCGCCCTTGCCGGCGAAGCGGACCATGCCACCGTCCGCGTAGCGCATCACCCGATCCAGGTCCTGCCTTCGGTGGCGCAGTGCATCAACCATGCCCGGAGGCGTCTGCTGTGGTGCGGCAATGGCCTGCTGCGGTTGCTGCTGTTGCGGTTGTGGCTGCGGCACGGGTTGAGGGTTCTGCGGCGCCGGCTGCCCAAGCCCATAGTTCTTGCTGGTACGCTTCAACAGTTCCTCGACGGGGTCGACCACGCCGCCGTTGGCCAGCCCAGGCGTCCGCGGCAGTTGCCGCCGGCTGCGCGTGTCAAACGGATTGACGGGCACCGGTGGCACGGCTTGCGGTTGCGCCTCAGTTGCAGACAATCGTTGCGCCACGGTAGCCGCCAGTCCCGTTGAGGCGTGCGGATCACCGATTCCGCCGGGTCGATACGCGGCATTCGGGTTGAATCCGGCAGCAATCTGCTTCTCGGCCATGGTCTGCAGCGGGGCCGCCGCAGCGATTGCCTGCACTGGTGCTGCACGTGCATCCGCCATGGCCTTTTCAGACTTCAACTGCTGCGCCTGTTCCGGGGTCAGATTGTCCCGGCGCGAACCGTCCGACCACTGCGGCACGTAGTCGCCAGCGCTCTCATACTTCGGTGCGCCAATCATCCCCAACGACTGCGGAAGCGCTCCGGCTTGCAATGGCACAGCAATCCCGCCGTTCTGAATGGCTCCGACGCCCGTCGTGGGCAGTGCCGCACGGATACCGGACTCGTCCTGTAGCGAGAGTGGCGTATCGATCCCGGCTACTCCGCCAGCGGCCATGCCCTTCTTGACCATGCCGCCGGCGGCGTAATCCCTGGCCTTGGCGTTGTCCATGTTGCGCCGTTTGATCATTTCAACCGGATCAACTGGATTCGATGTGGGCGCAGGCTGGCTGCCCGTCGCTTCTCCGATGGCGCGCGCCACCAGGCCGCCAATCTTCTGCAGGTGCCCAACAAAGGACAGATCCTGGGGATCGTCCGGTTTTCGAACACGATCCTGAGGATAGATGCTTCCGCCTTCGGCATATCCAGGCCGCACCTTGCCACGCATGGCCTGCAGTTGCTCCGTCATCGTCATCGGTTGTTTGACCATGCCACCACTCGCGCATCTTGCCTTCTTCATTGCCCTATCCTTCGTGGTGCTATATGGTGGTGCTATATGGTGCTATGCGGCGACGCTGTACGTTGCGCTGCTGCCCGACCGCAAGTTGTTCAACATCCCAACCAACTGTTGCGCGATCAGTTGCGCCTGCGCCAGGAAAGCCTTCAGGTAGTTCTCGGTCTCCTGGAGATCCCGGTTCTGATTGGTCTTGTTGGCGTCGAGCGTCAGCGTCTTGTCGGCCTGTGACGCACGTAGCGCCAGTTCGGCGGCGTTGATTCGCCCCGCGTAGGCTTGATACGCCGCCTGCAATTTCGACGCCTCTGCGCCGTGCGCCGCGCTCGTGATCTGACTGCCAGCGCCATAGCCTTGCGCCACCACACCGGCGATGTACTGCTCTGCCGCTTGCAATGCAGCACCACGAGCGGCAACGGCCATCCGCACCGCTTCCAGCGCGGTCTGGTGCGATAACTCGAAGTCCTTGATGGCAATGGCCCGGCTACTCGCCGCGATGCTGTCCAGCGCCGCCTGTGCAATCCTGCGGGCATTTCCTGCCGATGCCCCGGTAGGGAATCGGTGCCGTTTCGCCGATTGTGCTTCGTAGAGGTCGGCTTCCGTGCGCGTTGCTTCGTCCAACACCTGCGCCCGAGCGTCCTCGAAGATCGCCGTCTTGATCGCTGCCGGCACAATGCCGCTGGTCGTGTTGGTGATCGCCGCCAGAAGGTATGCTTCCGCCGCGTCGTAAGTTGTCGAATTGTCCGGGAACCAGGTCGACATGAAGTTGGTGAACTTCGTTGCTCCGTCGCTGATGATCGCCGCCGCCTGCGTCGCGAAGTTTCCGAAAACCAGCGCAGTGCTGGTGTCTGAAACGGTCATCGACGGTTCTGTCGGCGTTGGTGCGGTAATCGATCCGGCCGTTACGTCGGCCGCGTGATGCGTCACCAGGAAGCCCGTGGTCGCGTTGGTCAAAGCATCCATCTTGGTGGAGAAGTCGGCATCCTTGGCTTCCGCCAGCGCCACGCACTTGTTCACCAGATCGGCGGCAAGTTTGATGGTGAAAGCTGCGCCTGGTGTGAAGAGTCCTCCTTCATCAACTGGTATTACCGGGATGTCGCCAATCGGCGAGTCTACAAAATCAGTCATGGTTATGCCCTGTGCAGTGAAGTGGTGCCGATGGAAGCGAAGTCGGAGCCAAGGGTGTCCGTCCAGTTGCCGGCCGTGCCGTCGCGCACGGTGACGCGAATCGGCGTACTGAACAGCGTCGATTGCATGTCACTGAAGCGCGTCGTGTAGGTAACGGGGTAACGTTCGCCGCTTTCTGCCACGCCGTACTCCTGACTGAACACGAAGGCATAGAGCATCTCCAGCAGGTTGCACGGCACGAAATAGACCTCGTTGAAGTTGTCGTTGTCCGCATTGACGGTGTGCAGGTCGCCGTACATGCGCAGTTTCAGAACGAAGTTGAAGCCGTGGAACGATGCCGCACCGTTCGCCTCTTCGAGTTGCGTGACGTAGTGCGCCCCCTTGAAACTGCCCTGCTCCTGATAGAGCGGAGCGAAGATCGCGCGAATCTGCGGAGAGGGGATGGCGTACTTTCCAGTGACGCCAATTTCTGTCTCAGGCAACATCTCGCTGTATGTATAGTTGAAGGTTCCGAGCACCTGTGTGGTCGTATTAAACCGCGTCTGGACCTTCAGGAGAACCGTCAGCGTTGCAACATTGTCTATCCCCGAAAAGATACCTTCGACCGTGATGAAGACGCCGTTGTCGGCGTCATGGAGCAGGTAATCCTTCGTGCTCCACGTCAGTACTTGTGTATCCGGCTTCGGACGTGAAGTCACGGCGCTAATATAGACCACCCTACCAGCATACATATCGAAATCATCGAGATTCGAAGTACAGTCAGCGGCAGCGAATAAAGCGACCTTACTGGCCAGCATAGATTCCCATTGCGTCCTATGCGGATCACTCACGGCGACAAAACCAGTCCCGGAATCTCCTAGCCCATGTACTTTGACACCAAAACCAGTCAAGTTATAGCCGAACCCACCGTCCCAATTACCACGTGGATTAGCTAAATAGGGAACAGTCCAATCGTTCTGGTAAATTCCAATGTCGTTTCCGGCTTCCTTGCGCCTATAGCCTCTCCCCTGAACAAGCATTGCCCCACTCACTCCCACACTGAATGCCACCGTGCTGGTGTCTGATGTCCAATTTACTCCAGTAAATGTCTTTGCAAAAACCCCATAGAACGCCCCCTGCCGAGTTCCATAGTTAATCGGATCACCACTGCTTGACCCGTCTAGAGCAAATATCACTTCTGCATACAAGTTAGGTGTAATGTGTGTGAGTTGATCAGGATAAGACACTACGCTGTAGTTCGTGTCCGCAACGAAATCGTTGGTAATAGACACTTCAATATCTACCCCCGCGACGGTCTCTGTGTCGGATGTCGACCCTGCATAATGTACGCGTGAGTAGTTGATCGTCTCAATCGCAGTCACTGACCCAGTGGTATACCCATCCCATGGATATCCTACCCGCTCCCAAAGGTACGTATCCGGACCCTGCGGCTCGCCGTGACTCGCGTACAGTTGCATAATGGCATCGGGGACATCCCGAGAAATCACACTGGACCCCGAAGATGGGCTGGAAAGAGTCAACGCCGGTGGACTCATCGCCACATTCGCATTCCCCGCCACTTTCACAAGATACGTTGCCGTCAGCAGCATCTGCGCCTGCGCCGACGTGAAATACCACTCTCCGGCCCCGTCCCAGTCCTGCCCGCTGGGGTAAAACAACTGTCCGAGCCAGGCCATGTTCGCTGAGAAATCCAAGCGCTGACCGATTGTCATCGCACGGTTCTCCGAACGGGCGTCAGCCGGCGTCAGCGTTGCCGTTACTCCGCCACCACCCCAGGAATTGACCTGATAGCGCCCAACGGCGAACACGCGTTTTTCGGTCGTGTTGCGCTCGGCGTTGCCGTACTGGTCGCTGGCGTCGTTGCGGTTGATCACGTAGGGGATTGCCGGATAACCGTGGTTGCCAGTGACAAGCAAACTTCCCATCGCCTTGGCGTTGACCTTGACCGTCGTTCCGTCGAAGAGCACCACGTCGTACCAGTGCGTCGTATCACCAACGGGAACGTTCCATGGCGTGGCGAAGTCCTGCACGGTGTAGGTGTTCTTCGCCAGCGTGTACTGCGGGTTGATAACTGCCAGCGTGTAGGGATTGAACAGCACGGCGCGGCCGCTCGGAATCTTGGCGACGAAGCCGCGCGCCAGGTCCGCCGATGGCGTTGCCGCCCCTCCTGTTTCGCCCTCCTTCTCGAAGATCGGCCAGCCGTTGCGCGTGCGCAGCCGCTCGATCGAGCCATCTGGATTGACGAATTCGACAGTGCGGATCCCGCCATAGCCGCCGACGACGCTGGCCATGGCGCGTTCCTGTGCCCCGCCGAAGTCCGCTTCCCGCTGCGGTAGCGCAAATTCTTCGTCAGGCCAGAGCATTTCGAATCAGTCCTGCGTCAAGGTGCCAATCAATCCCGCGATCAGCAGGCCGACCGTCACGATCGCCTCTTGCTGTTCAGGTGAGAGCATCGCCCCGCATGCGGTGGCCACCAGCACCAAGCCACGCCAGGTGCTGGCCTCTTGCAGTCGCGCAAGGAGGTAGGCCATCGCTTAAACGCCGGTCTTGCCAGGGCCGGTGACCAGCGCCTGCGGTGACGACTCGGGTAAATCAAGCGGATCAACCACTTCGATGTAGCTCGAGATGAAGATGTCTGCTTTGTCGAAGATGGCACCAAGACGTGCGGCGTCGAACGGGATCAGGTTGCTGCTGAGCCGGCTGGACTGCGAATTCGCCAGTTCATTGCGGGCGGTCTCGAAGAGCGTCGCAAGGTCGAACAGGCTTTCGTTTTCCATGTCCGGAACTACCGGATTCGGCGGCAGATCAACGGCTTGCGGCCCGGTCTCCGGCAGGTCCAGTTCGGGTTGATTCACGACCCATGCGACGTAGCTTCGAATCGCGTTGATGTAGCTCTTCGCCCGAGCCACATCGAATGTGGATGTTTTCGATACGCCACTGGATTGCGACAGGAAAATTTCCTGAATGAATCGGTTGATCCGGCGAACGATGCCGCGAACGTCGGCGTTGTAGGTGATTGCCTTTGTGGTTTGAGCTGCCATTGCCGTTACTCCAAAAAAATTGGCAGGAATCGTTCCTGCCATACGTACTACCCCTGCTCGATGTTCGAAAACGTTTCCTGTAACCAGGTCATCAATTCCCATCGAGAAGCGAAAACGTGTGAATCCACCAAGTGCAGCAGATGGTCATTTCCCCACTCATGCACCAGATGTTCCTGCCGGTTCGGAGTTTGCAGACCAAGCGCAATCGTCAGCCATACGGCTTTGTTTCGCAGTACCAGCACTTCGCCCGTCGAATCCCGGTCCATGAGGTAGACCCATGAAGGCGCTACCCGTAGCAGTGGCCGGATTGCCTCAGTCAGAGGTGACACGCTGCAGATCAAGTGCGGCCAGGCCATTGTTCCCGTGATCCAGTTCGCAACCGCACTCTTCGCAGACGGAGAAATGCACGGTCACAGTGCCATAGTCTTTCACCTGAATCTCTGCGGTTTCGTCTATCGGATCGGCGCATGATCCACATAATGGGCAGGGGTTCATATTTTCCTCGTCGATTCGTTGATGACCACGTCCACGGCCGAGACTTCCATGCTCGATCCGCTGTCGTTGCGGATGACTGTCGAGAACCATGGCTGCCGGGTATTCATCAGCCCCTTCATGCCGTCGTGACGCATGACTTTCGGCGTTTCGCTGTAGGTCCGCGCCGGATAGCTGTAGGTCTGCCCCTCTGGTAGCGCGATATCCACGACCATCGGAGCGGAAGACTTGCCGGCCACATAGACGCACTCCGGTGACTTGATCTGCAGCGACCCGTAGCCGACCTTTCCACAGTCCAGTGTCGCCACAATGGCGACTCCTTGGTCGTCTGTCCCATCGAGCAGCCGCAGCCCTTCTGCGTCGCAACCGTATTCGTCGCCGTCGATCAGGGCATAACTGTTGAAGAACCAATTGGCGTAGCGCGACGTGGCGCCGTTGGCAAAGTTCATGCAGACGCAGGTGCTGTCGTCGTCGTAGCGGAAGCGAGCGGCCGTGAAGTCCGGTGACACCTGCTTGTTGTACGCTGACGAATCATCCAGACTGATGACCACGTGCGATGTTCCGTTGCGCTGCCGCACCCAGGCCGCGCCACTGGCGGCGACAGGTCCAATGAATCCTGCGGAACGCTGCGGCAAAGTCACACTGCCATCCAGTGCGCCGAGGACGATGCCTTCGTCGCTGTACCAGCCGACTGTTGGGGAAGTGCTGATCGGATGCTGGAAAACCGTCCCAGCGGCCGCACCGAATGGCAAACGTTCCGCAGGCTCGGCAGATGCAATGTCCGCCCCGGCATAGAACCACGTCCGGTCGGCCACCACGAATAGCCCGGACTCGACGGATGCCATGAGGCTTCCCGTGGCCCCCAGCACAAGGTAGTTCTGTGCCGGGTCATAGACGCCATAGTCGTAGGGCTGCGAGTAGTAGATGAACTCGCCTGCCATCACCAGCAAACGCCCTCCGTGGAAGCACATCGCATCCCCTGGGGGCATCGGCTGCAGAAAGGCCCGGTCTCGCAGATTGCGCCCGGTCGGGTTGTCGGTGATCGACACGCTTGCCGTCGCCGCAGCAACCGCGCTGTACATCTGCAACACCTTGCCGTCGGCGACAGTGCAATAGACGTTGAACGCATCGACTCCGGAAGAAGCCGCGGGCAGCGTCACAACGATCGAACCGGCGCTGGCCAGGGTATAGGCGTAGATCGCCGAAGCGACCGACTCCTCGCCGTCGTTCATGGCCTGCGTAATGGCAATACGGTAGACGCCGGCGGGCAGCGTTCCTGCGCCAGAAAAAACCGTTACGATGTCAGCCGGGGTCGGCGGCACCCATGGATGATCCGTGTTGTCGGCGTTGCAGCGCCCGGATTGCACGCCATTGCTCCACCATACCTCGCCGCCGCGCTCGGCGTAGCTGACTGGACGCAGATCCATGCTCGTGCGCAGCGTCGTAACAACCAGCGGGTTCATGGCCGTGATGACGCCCAGCGATGTGCCCAAGCCAATGAACGTCTTGCCGCCGAGCGTGCGCAGACTGTGGCCGTTGTCGATGGCCTGTGTCTGGCTGTAGCCGCTGCGACGGACGATATGCCCTTCGTCGGTTACATCGACGTTCAGCGCATCGAGCGCGGCATCCTTGGGCAACACGTAATCCCGCGACGAATTGTTGATGCCCTTCGGCCAGGGTCCGATGGTGGCGTTGCGTGGTCTATGCATGAGTCACTACCGCTTGAATGGTTGGCTTCACGGTCAATCTTCCATCGGATCTTCGGGCCGGAATACCGGCTGTGTGCGTCACTACAGCATCCACCAGCGGCAGGCACTGGAAATCTGATGACCACCGGAACTGACGAAACATTGTTGCCGTGATCACGGGTTCTACCCGGATCGCTGCGGTTGCCGACCGGCCGGGTATCACGATTCCAGCAATCGATGGCTGACAAATCAGCGCTGCCGATGCCGAGTATCCTGGATTCGATGCCAATCCGGCGACGTCAGGGGAAATCTGCACCGCTGCGAACGCCGATGCCACAGGAGAAGCAGATGCGGCGATAGAAGGTTCTGCAGAAATAGATGCAGTCGCTGCCGCCACCGGAGTAGCAACACCCGACACCACCGGCGTTGCCGTGATTTCCGCAGACGCGCTGAATGTCTTCCAGGCTTCCGCATAAACGGTCGGCGCCGCACTGATTGCCGCCGTGGCAACCTGATGATTCGCCGATGCTGAAACAACGGGATCGACATTGAACGACGCCGTCGCAACCTGATGATCGGCATCGGCAGCAACCACCGGGCTTGCCGATACCAAGCCTTTTGCCAGGGTTGCTGGCGGCGTAACAAAATCAACCTGATCCCACGGTGGCGCACTGACCACAACGCCCGAGCCGTGGAAATCGACGGCGTTCCAGGCAGGCGGGGTGTAGGACATTGCTTGTTACGGCATGGTAATAGTGAAGGACGTAAAGGCGATCGGCCCGCCAGCGGTGATGGTCGTGGACACCATCTGGATTGCCCCGCCGCCGCCGGTTGCCGTGACGTCGCAGTCCATCACCGCGGATCCGCTGCTGTCCTTGATTCTCACCCATGTGGCCACCCCGGAATTGTCCGCGCTGCTGTCGCTGGTAATGGCGTTCAGCGTCAACGTTCCCGCAGAGGCGTTCGGCGCGGATGTCGTCGAACAAACACAGGTTCCAAGCTTGACTTGTGCGCCAATCCCCGTGGCCGTGGTGGCCGGCATGGACCCGGTGTAGAAGTCGATCGTCGCCCCAGTAGCGCCCGCGTCGAGGGCGTCGCGAATCGCGTTGACGATGGTTCCCGATAGCGTTCGGTCGTAGTGGACTGTGGCCATGCTTGCTGCTCCTTAACCCGGAATCACCCGGTCGTAAATGATTGCGTTCTCGCCGCTGCCGCCGTCGACAAGTGGATAGGTTGCCGTGTCGAATTCGGTCACGGTGTGCTCGCTGAAATCGGCAGGGTAGATGGTGTAGATCCCCGTGGTGCCGTTCGACACGGCTTCCCCGGCCACCGCAAGCGTGCTGCGCTTCTGCGCCACGACCACCTTGGCTGCTTTCGCTCCCGCGATGTCGTAGACCGTCCCGGTGATCTTCGGACGGGGAAAGGGATCGTCGTCCGACGTGAATGCAGCCGTATGGCGGGCAGATCCCTTAGTGAATCGCACCCGGTCAAGATACCCGTTGTAGTTGAAATTAACCGTCCCAACGGTGTCGTACCCGATGTACAACTGATTTGAACTCGATGACGCTTGCGCAGTAATCGTCGTTGGCCCTGCGACTAACGCGCCATCCTTGAAAATGCGCGCAGATCCACTGCTCAACGAAATTTCGAACCGCTGCCACGCGCCGGTGGTGATGGTTCCATTCGCCGACCCAACTATCGTGTTTCCTGGAACACCGAACTGCATGGCCCCGCTGTTGTTCCACTGCAGAGTCAGCGCTGAAGAATTTCCGTTCGTTCCGATTAGGAACAGGCGGCACCAATCCGAGCCGGTGGACAAAGCGATTGGGTACACAGAAAACTCGATCGACCCGTTTCCCCCGCTGAAATCCCAATCCGCTGATGCCGCGAAGGTAATCCGGTCTCCGGTGCCATCGAAATAGCAGGACGAGCCGCCAGTCAACGACTGCGCCGTCTTGATTTGCGTGTTTCCGACGAGCGTCGGCGCGTGGTTTTTGACCTCTTCGATACTCGTTGAACCGTCCGTGCCGTCCATCGGCATGAACAGAACGACGCTCGACCACAGGCTATCTACTGCCATGACTAGGTTTCCTGGATTTCTGGACCATGCAGGTCATGATCAAGATGGTGCTCCATCATGGTTTTCCAGGCGAACACCGCGGATTCATTGGCGCGCTGCAGTCGCCTGGCGTTTTTGCGCGTGCCGTTTGCAGATCGCATGGCCAGTCGTATCTTGCTGATAATGCTCGTGACGCTGTTTGGATCAGCAACGAATGACGGATCCACAAAATCAATTTCGCTGGAAACGACCACTGGAACCCTGCAATCCACATGGTCTGCAGCCACAATGTTGTAGGTCTCCGAATAGGACACCTGTAGACCGATGTCGATTTCATGGCGGATCAGTTCCTTGAACTGCTCATGTCCGAGCCACCCATGCTCGACCAGTTGATGCCGGCTTGACGAGGGGAACAAGGCTCTGATGTTCTTGAGGATCGAACAACCCAATCCCTCGATGCGCGTCGCGTTGATGTGAAAACGTAGTTTCTTGTTTTCGTTATCCGCATAGAGGATTGCCGCCACGGCTTGCAGCAGTTGGTTCTTGAGCGGACGAATAGCGCCAAAACAACTGACGTTGATCATGTTGTCGCCACGCCGCTGGCCAGTGCGAAGGATTTCTACGTCGTAGTGATTCGGCAGGTACAGAATTGGCTTCTTGTTGAGCGTTTCCATGTCCCCTTGCATGACCCGATTATTGGCCGCCAACTCAACTTGCGGCCACAGCATCGCCATTTTTGCAATCCAGGTCATCGCCATGCCCTCGCCGGCAATGAATGGAATTTTGCTGTGCAGGCGTACCACCCACTGCGTATTCGGATGCAATCGCTTAAGCAAGGCCAATTTCTCAGGCACAACCCACAATGCCTCGATCACCACAACGCGAGGCTTATACAAGGACACGAGCGAATCGATGGCGTTGTTATCCACCACTTCCCGAGCGATGGCATCCACACTGTTCGCGCGCAGCATCTTGACGAGCATCGATATGCTGTTAGCCAGACCAGAGGAAAACTGATTGGTGCTGTAATGAGGCAGTCGCCGCTTGAGAATAAATAGGATGTCAGTGCAGAATTGCATGGTTTGCCTCAGGTTTTCGGCGAAGGTTCCACTTCTGCCATGCCAGAACTTCCTCTCTGGTGTCGAACCAATGGATCGTGATGGCGCGGTACTCGGTCACACGATAACGCCCCCTGAAAAGCAAAACGAAGTCATGCCAAGTCCACCTCTGGTGTCTTGGCGGCACGAACTCAACGGCGTAGAAGTGACGCCAGCGGCCAGGCATCGTGGCGATGAAATGCGGCACGAACCACCAGATATGCGATCTCCGGACAGCGACCGGATACTCTGCCCAGGCGTGCCCCCAAAACCACATGGCAACAAGCCAGCAGTTGAGCAAATCTCTGGTTCTGCGCATAACGTCGCTTACTTCCCTGCATCGCCGGACACATCTGAGTCATGCGCCCAATTGATTGGCCGGTAATCCCCGGATCTGCGGCCCGGTGCCGCCCCGTGATGTGTCTCGCAGACTGCCTCAATCCTGCCGATTCGGGCATCGCTCTCGCCAATCAGTCGGTCCACGCGGTGCCGATTCTCGGATCGATCCTCAAGCATCTGCTTCTCGATGCGCGCCAGCTCGATCCCGAATTCATGCAGCGCTTTCGCGATCGAGTCGAGGCGATTATTCTGCGTGCGCAGAAACCAGGCTCCCGAAGCCATGATCGCGGTCCAAATCGCCGGCCATACCGCCTTGAGAAGTTCTATTTCGAACGGGGTCATACTCTTCCAAACGGTCTTGGCGTGGTAGTGCGGACAAACGGTCTTTGCGTTTCGATCCTGGCGAACTTCGACGATGCCAGGGCTGCAGCCAGTTCTGCAGACCCCGTATGCGAGCATGTTCCGGTAATGGCCGATGCAGTTGCCGTTAATGCCCCGGATGTGGCGTGGGATACAGGAGCGGATGCCCTGTTGGCGACGCCTGCAATCGCCGCGGCGTCTGTGGTGAGTGTGCCTGTGGTAGTTCTGATGCGCGAGCGAGCAGCCACCCCGGCCACTGTCGCCGACCCTGACGACAGCACTCCAGATGCGGGATGTTCACGTGTGCGCGCAGCAATGCCGGAAACGGTTGCCGCGTCAGACGCCGCAGATCCAGATGTGGCGTGTGTGACTGCGCCAGACGCTCTGCTGGCCGCTCCTGATACAACACTGGAACCGCACGCAAGAGCGCCTGACGTTGCGTGCGAGACGGCAGCGCCAGCCCTCGCTGCAGTTCCTGCGACAACCGCATCAGCAGCCGCAATGGCACCTGATGACGCGAATTCGTGCGTGCGTGCAGATGTCCCGGCAATCGTTGCCGAACTGTCAGCAAGCGCACCACTGGTGGCGAATGCATGCGTTCTTGCTGCGGCCCCTGCAATCGATGCAGAGTCATCCGCAAGCGCTCCGCTGGCGGCGAATACGTGCGTTCTATTCGCCGTGCCAGCGATCGTTGACGAATCATCTGACAGGGCGCCTGTAGCGGCATGCACCAGCGTTCTTGCAGCCGTTCCTGCCACAATCGCTGAGCCTGCAGCAAGCGCTCCGGATGATGCGAAAACGTGTGTTCTTGCAGATGCGCCTGAAACTGTTGCTGCACTTGCTGCTGGGGTGCCCGTCGCGTCATGAGTGACTGCCCCCGAAGTAGAGAAAGGCAGCCAGATGGCAAGATCGTCAGGATCGAAGACCTGCAGCGGATCACGGTCGAGCACCGCATGATCGGCGTTGGTCAGCGCGCCGTCGAAGATCAGAACGGGCCCAATAAGACCGTCCCAACAACGCGCACTATCGCTTGGCCTGTTCCCAAACACCATATTGCATGGAGTGGTTTGATAGCTACCGGATGCTGCTTGCGATAGTTGCGCTGTAGTTACTGCCCCGTCCATCCACAGCGATGGCGTCACATTGACGGTGCGTTGATCATGCGTGACCCCAAATGACTGCCATCTGCCCGTCGCTAACCCAACACTTGTATACCACGCTCCGTAGGCTCCTGTTGCATACAGGCCATAGAGCATGAAAGGACCGGTTACAGCCTGGATTTCTTCTCCCGCTTGCACCCCGCTCCCGGAAACGTCTTGAAAAATGCGCGCAATACCGCCTCCGCCGGTGCCATTGGCATAGTAATGGGCGACGATAGAGCGCCATCCAGATGCCGGTCTCGGCAGGACACCTCCGTCGAGTCGATCCGTGGTGCCACTACCGTAGGTACTACCAAACCCGACAGCCGGTCCGAATTTTCCTGCGACGAGCTTGGGACCACCTGTCGGAGCCATCGGACGGGCACCGGCAAACGCGCTCCAGACGCACTTGTTGCCGATGAAGACATGCGTCAGCCCCTTGGCAAGCCACTTGGCGTTTGGGACTAGGTTGGCGAACAGCCCTGCACTGTCGTCAGGCAGGATAAGCGGCATAGGTTACTGCCCGCGATGGGTGTTAATCATGGCGCGCACGACGATGTTCCGACTGGCGGCCTGCGGGCACGAGACGCCGACCTTGAACGACTTGGCACCACAGCGCATAGGCCCCGAGCGGTTTGCAGGATCTTCGCCAGGGGTGTTGGCCCCGTAGGTATCGAGCCGGAATAGAAACTCGGCATGCTCGACGGATGCGACATCATCCCCGGAGTCACCAAGGATGTCGCCAGTCGAGTAGGCCACGTAGACATCACACACATCACCAGACGCAGGCGTACCGGCGTTGTCGGCATTCACCTGCAATTCTGCTTGCCAGTCCTCGGCGTTGTAGGTGAACAGGTCAGACCAAACCACTGTCGATGACGAGACCGTGACTGAGTTGGCCGCAGACCATTGAATCTGTGTCGCGTTCTTCGACGAAGCCATTATTCATCTCCCCATGGTCCGCGCATGGCGCGCGACACGTCGGCCGCTGATACCTGCTCTGGCACTTCGGCCAGCGCCTTGATCGCCGCGGACTGATCCGCCGTCAGCAGAACGCCGACCATGGAATCGACTGCATCGCGCACGACAGGGTTGCCGACTTCGAAAGTTCCGCGCGTGATCGATCGCCAGGCTTGCCGGGCAATCGCACAGAGCGCAATCTGCTGCGCGGTAGCGTCGGGCCCCGGGGCGGACAGGGCCGCCTGCTCAAGTTGGTAGAGAAACACCGGACCGCCCGGAATCCCGAGCGCGATGGCAACATCTCTGTCGTCGATTTGCCGGCTGGCGATCTTGGTGCGCCCGGCGCTGAGAAGGGCGGCGATGGCCTGATCGTCCGATGGCGCGGACGCCTTGCGGGATGGGTCGCTTCCGTCGTTGACGTAGGGCTTGCACTCGCTGGACTTCGGGCCGGAGAGAATCTCCGCCTGCAATGATCGGAGATCCATTACGCCACCCGCACACCGGAGGCGGTGGCAGCGTCAATAGTCCCCTCCCATCCGAGAATTGCCGGACTGGCATAGGTGCCGGTGCCAGAGGCAAGTGCTTTCTCGGCACGCGATGTCGTGCGCCGCTGCGCCGTCTGCAATGCGCCCTTGAGGGTGTTTTGCGATCCGCACAGGTCGTCGATTGCCGTTCGGATGTTGGCGTCCGCCGGAGACACTGACTCTGACAGCAGCCATAGCAGTGAATCACGCTTGCCAACTGTCAAGGCGTCGAGTTGCGACGCGCCCTGAAAGATAGCCGCCCGGGCTTGGTCAGGTGTCAGCGAGCTGCGCCAGACGTAATGCGTCGGCTGGTTGGTGTTGAGCCAAGTGGCCAGCGCCTGGTCGTCGGCCACTGCGATGTATCCTGCCGCGGTCTGATCCGCCTGGGCCAGTGCTTTAAGGGTTAGTAGTTGTTCTGGGCTCATGATGAGTGATCCTCCGTTGATTACGGCATAGCCGAGTAGGTTAGCGACGAGCATGAAACGGTATCGCCTGCGTTGATCGTCAGTCCGTTGCTCATGTTGATGTCGCTCGCCGATGCGGCAACAGCGCAATGGGCGATGACCGTCCCACCGGACGTCTCCAGCGTGGCGTTCGCTACAGCAGATGCGTTTCCAGTGGCATTCGTGTCAGAGGTGATCGCGTTCGCTGTCGCAGTGCCACTCGACGCTGAACCGAACGCGGTTGCCGAGAATGTCAACGTTGCGGCGGCCGTTCCTGGTGATCCTGCAGACCCTGACAATCGGAACTTCAACTTGCCTGGGCCTGATACGTCCAACTTGTCGACCAGCAGGTCGCAGACCTCGTTGCGAATGGCTGTGGTGTGTGTAACGCTCATTGTTCTTCCTCAAGATGATGAACTGCTGGTTCGTCGTCGCCCGGGGTGACCGTTCCGACGACGTTGAATGTTTCCGTGATTCCGGTATCGGCCCGTGTGATTTCCACGGTCATCGCAATCGTCGCTGGCGTGGCTTGAATATCCTGCATGGTTATGGCTCCGTAGTAGTGACTTCTGGCAACACTGTGAGCGTGCTATCCGCACTGCAAATCGCATCGATACCATTCGCTCTGATCATCTCGATGTCGAACACGTAATCACGCGCAGGCAATGCAGACAGCATGGTTGGCGCGATCCGCAGCCAAACTGCATGATTTGCTGAGTCGATTTCCATCGTTCCTGCTCCTGTGCTCAGACTCACAAGCGCCGTGGCTCCGACACTTCGCTTGATGTCCATGCGGGCCGCGGTATAGCCGCTCAAGTCTTTCGGTTGGTAGAACGCCAGCGCACCTCCAGAGGTGTAGGCATGGAAACCAAACGAACTGACGCCAGGGAATTCGACGGTGTTTGCATCGATGACGGTGATCCGACGTAGATTGCTTTCGCGCAACTCGTTCCAACCGACATTCATCTCGGTCATTCCCTTGGCGTCCATTACCGCGGCGCGCCAACTGTCAGGAATACCATGTGCCACAGCTGTCACTCGCAAAGCGGCAGATTGGGTCATGCCGGTGATCTGTGCAAACACCAAGGCATCTGTTTCGATGCGCACCGGAATATCTGAGCTGGCGCCGAGGCGTATCGGCGGGAGGGTTAGTTTTTTCATGTTCCTGTCAGCTTATGCTATCGGTTCAGCGCCGACGACCAGGGCCGAACGCCGCCATTCTTCGTTGCGCGCCGATACCTTGCGCCCAAACTCGCGCTCAAACTCGGCCAGGGCGCGTTGTGATTTGTCCTTGTCGAATGTATCTGCATCCTGTTTGGCATACGCTCGGTGGAGCATCCACTGCACCAGTGCGGGCTGGCATTCATCGCGAAGTTCTGGCTCGTCCTCGTCGTCCACCAGGTTGTTCAGCGGCATCCGTGAGACCGTCAGCAGCAAATCGGCGCTGACTGTCGGAGATGGATACAGGCGAATGGCGCCAGACTGATAGTTGGTGACGTAGTTTGTCGGGGTTCCTGTATCATTTTCCCACGTCGTTGAGTATGCATCCATCTCCTGGCATGTGATTGGCAGCAGGCGAAAGCCCCCACTCGACCACCTCGCCCGCATGATTCCCGTGATTCGCTTATCAAGCGCCACCACGGGATCATTGGCAACTACCCCGACCGTGCAGATCGAGGAAGTCGAGTCGATCAGCAAATACCCGCGGCGACACGCCTCGATCTGCCCTTCTGTGGCCAATCTGGACAGCCGATCATCGGTCCAGAACGGATCGGTGCCGTTGTCCCCGGATTCCTCGCGGAAATCGGCGATGAGTTCAGCGAGCGTCACAGATCATGCCCGCTGTGCATGCGCCAGCACGCTCAAAAGCCACGCCCTGCCCTTGGGGTTGCTGTCCTCAAGCACCGTGAACGGATAGGCCAATGAATGATGTGGGCGCATCTGGTTGAATTCCTGTGTGCCCTGGCGCTCGTCGAGCGTCTGCCGGTACGTCGTGCGCTTGGCGCGTGCCAGGGCCTCGACGTAGCAGCGTCTGACAAGGTTTGGCTCTCCTCGTTTGAATCGCTGCACGCGCCCATTAACCCACGTCTGCACAATTTCGTCATCCGTCGGGTCTGACGAGTCCTGCACGAGCACCAAAATCTTCTCGGACATGAACCGTTCGGTTTCCACCTTGTCGCTGGTCAGCACGCGATCGACCACTTCAATGTCGCCAGGATTCACTCCGATGTCGTCGACGCTGAACGCCGGCGTTGCGCCGAGATATTCCTCTGCCGCTTCGGTCCTGCCTCTTGTTCCTGCCATTTGCTTCTCCAGAAATGAGAAAGCGCCCGAAGGCGCTTGATTGTTGCGAGAGTCGGATGGTTAGCCGAAGGCACGCCAGTAGCAGGTCTTGCTGGCCAGGATGGCGGCAAGCGTGGCGTCCTGAAGAATGCGAAAGCCTTTGGCATCGACGACGACTGCGAGCGCTGTTGTATCCAGCGTTCGCGTTCCGGCGGCTACGGTCTTGAGGTTCTGCGATGTCGTCATGCCCTCGTTCCACTCCACCTTGATACGGTCGGTCAGGTTCTCCCACTCGACGAATCGCGGTTGAAATCCGCACTCGATACGCGCGTACTCCGTAGCGACGATGGTTGTCGCATCGAAAACAACTTTTCCAGAAGCGAATTGCCCCGTCGCCTGGTCGTTGCCGACCGTTCTTGTTTGTCCTGCGGTGTTATCAGCCATGATTTATGTCCTTTGAATTGAAAAAGGCGCCCGAGAGCGCCTCTATTGAACTTCAGGCTGATTAGGCCAGATCGGAGACGCCAGCTTCAATGACCGCCAGCCAGCCTTCGTTGAGCACCTTGCAGGCGAAATAGAACTTCGCACCGACGAAGCCGCGCTGCCCGAGCGGATCTGACTTGCTCTTCTCGCCAGGCGGAATCCACGTCGGGTCCAGCGCGTTCTCGCCGCGCAGAGCCAGTTGGCCCCATGCATCCTCACCGCAGATCACGAACGGGTAGACGTCGACCAGGGTGCCGGAGGTGTACAGGTTGGTGCCACTGGCCGTCGCGCCGGCATTGGTGATTGGCGCAAGCTCTGGCGATGTGATGAACCGGAAGTTTTCAACGCTGCCGATTTCGTTCTCGTTCACGACCTTGCGATTGCCGTACTCGCTGACATGGACGAATCCTGTCAGGTCTCGCACATCGGCCTCGGCGTCGGTATGAACGAACACCAGATACGCCGCTTCAACAGGCAGCGTGCCGATGTTGATCGACGGGGCCAGAACGCCGGTAATCTTCTTGGCGTGGTTCGCCTGCAGGCTGCGTGATGCCCGGCGCAACATCTTCAGCGTGATCTTCTCATCCACCGTTAAGCGCGTCGTGCCGCCTGAGTAGTAGACATTGGTGCCGGCCTTGACGACGCCGTACCGGACCATTTCACGGATGAGAGCAACGCGCTCGCCGCACTGCTTTTTCATCTCCGCCGGAACATCCTCTTCGTACAGGTCGTTGGCCACGTCGCTGACTTGGTACAGGCAGCCGTATTGCGACAGGCTGACCTCGACATCATCCGGAACCAGCGTATCTGCGGTCGGCGCCACGCCCTCGGTCAAGATGTGCGCCGTCGCATCGACCAGCGGGCGGTTCTTCGTGTTCTCGTTGGTCGCCAGTGCGCCATACGGGCGATAACGACGCATCGAAACCGTTTTCCCGGACCGCTGTGGTTGCGCCCTTTGCAGGCCAGTGATTCCCAGCACTTCGACGGGAATCGAGTGGGCGAGGATTTCGCCTTTGAGTTTGCCAATCCGCTGTGCGGGAGAGGCGAGAGTAAATGAAGCCATGATGTGTTACCTCGTGTAGTAGCGCGGGTTGCGAACTGAATCGAATCCCGCCTGCATTGCGTCAATCTCGGTCGGCGCATGGCTGACGCGGGACGAACGGCTGTCCGGAGTCAAAGCGGCTTCCAAGCGGTTCCTGCTTTTCGTGGCGCGATCGGCGACGGCGCGACGGGACTCGGCGTATCGGGTAACGATCGCGCCCAGCTCGTTGTGGTCCCACGTCGATGCATAGGTCTGGCGAACGTCTTCAGGCTGTGCGGATACCCACAGATCGAATTCAGGCGACGAAACGGTTTCGCGCCATCCTTTGTGCGTCGCATCCATGACCGCCAGATTCACGGCCTTGCTGATCGCTTCGGGGTCTGGCGGCTGGCCTTGATTGGCCGACTGCTGCATGACTTCCTGAGCGATGCGACGGGCGCGGGCCTCGACGGCTGGGGCGAATTCCGGAAACGTGCTCTCGAACTCGGTCACGTCATGGTCGTCATACTCGCCAGCGGGCGCTTGCTGCGTCGGCTTTTGCGATGATGCTTTCCATTCCTGAATCGTCCGGTTCAGTTCCCCGATCTTGCCGTGCGCCTTGCCAAGCGCGTCCTCGATCGAATCGACCTTGGCTGCGCGCTGTAACAGGCTCTTGATCTCGCTTGCGGTCAATCCGATGCCGGCAAGCGCCTCTTCTTCAGCGGCTTCCGGTTCAGGTTCCGCGCCAGATTCCGGCTCGTCGTCCCGATCATCGTCCTGCTGCACGGGAGGCGGTTCGCCCTCGGTGCCGCGGATTGAGTCGAATCCGGCGCTGAATGCCGCGCTCTCTTGCTCGTCTGCTGCCTGTTGCTCTGCTTCGGTCGTCATTGTTGTCGCCCACAAAAAAGCCGCCTCGTGGGCGGCCAATCTCTTTCGCTGGAGGGGTATCGCTACTCGTCCAACACCATGTCCGGGGCTGTCTCCAGCGCCAGAATTTCTTTGTACGCGGCTATCGTGCCGCGCAATGCTGCTGTCTGGTCAGGCGTCAATGCGCCGTCGTTGCGTTTGCGCGCGGAGTCGAGCTTTGCTGTCGCGTAGTCGCGCACAGCAGCCCATGTCCCGCTGCGAAAGTCGAATTCAGCCTTCATGCCGGCACGCCGGTTTCAATCCCTGAATTCAACCCCGCGTCGGGATTGGGCGGGAAGTTCGGCGACGTGTTGCCGGGCACGTCCAGCGGTTCTGTTCCAGGCGGCGCTGGCGGGATGACTGGCGCCGCGTTGGCGTCCGTGAATCCTGCGCTCAACAGCATGGCGTCGGCCATCGGTGCGATGCTCGGCTGCAGGGCGATCTGGTTTGCCGCGTTGGTTGCGCTGAACATTCCCTCGACGCCCTTGTTCACCGCCGTGGCATCGGCCAGTCGCGTTTGCGCCTTGATGAGCCCTGCCTTCGCCTCTTCGACTGGATTGCTTGCCTGCCGCATCTGCGCCAGCCGATCGGGGTCGTACTGCACCCGCTTGGGGTCGTACCGCTGGCCCTTGAGGAGCTCCGCTGCCAGCTTTGCCGGGTCTAGCTCGTATGCTGGATTGGCCGATGCTGCGAGAAGCGTTTGCAAGAATTGCTGCTGAGCGTCGCGCTCGACCAGCGCCGACGATGCGCGCACGTCTATCTGGAAATCGCCCTTGATGTCCTCGCGATCGGAGTGCTGCATCATCCAGTCATAGTAGCGCGTGATATGCGGCTCGGTCACATAGTCATCAAATCGCTTGGCCAGCCGGCGCAGCACGCCAGATGCGTTGTTGTTCTGGAGCTGCATGCCGCCCAGTGTGTCCGGGGCGTCGCCTCGTATGCCCTGGAGCATCGCCGGCATGCCGGTCGTGTCCTCGGCGGTGCGCATGGCCCACTCGATGATTCTCATCATCTCTGCCTGTACGCTTGGCGGCGTGAATGCATGAAAAGCCGCCCGGACATCCAGCACGCCAGCCTCAGCGCGCCACAACTTGCGCCCGGTTATTGTGTAGTTCCCATCTGCCGGCGTGATGCCGTCTCCGATGACGACCTGCGGCCCGGCGGTTAGCCCGCCGTTGTCCATCATCGCCCGAACGCCGCCGTTCAGAACGCGCTGAATGGTGCGGATTCGCCTAGAGACGCCGGTTCCCCACGGCAAACCGCGGCGAGCCTGCCATGCAATCACGTCGTATGGGAATCGCCCGCTGTCCAGCGGGTTCAGCGAGCACTTGATCAGCCGGTCGTTGAGGATGACCGCCATTGCCGATGCGATGGGCGTCTCGTCCTCGACATCGACGCCAACGCTTCCCAGGTCGTCAGCGTCTGCCGTACCGTAGTAAATCCACGACTCGAATTGCTCATCGCTGCGCGTCGGAGAGCCATCAGCGGCCTGTCTCGCCTCGCTGGCTGTTGCCGGACCTTCTTTCAGTGCGGCCAGGATCGCCGGCTTGTCGTAGCCAGGCATTCCGACCATGTCCGATACCTGCTTCGCACTCAGGTATTCGCGCTCCCAAGTGTATCCTCCATTGTGAATCGACTCGCCACATGCGCCGTCTGGCCAGAAATTCCAGCAGTCAATGCGCTTTGTGCCCGGCTTTATTTCGACCACTTCGACGAACGATTTGACGCCAGTTTCCGTGTCGGTGCGAACAACGCGCGATGTGCGCTTGATCGGGTACGGCCCTTTGAGCACGCCAGAACCGATTCGTGCAGAATCCTCGATGATCGACCTGCCTTCGCCATGCCAATTGCTCTCGACCAGACAATCATCAATCTCGCTCTGCATCGCCTCAGCCGCCGCCTTGGCCTGCTCGATGGCTTGCTCGACGCCTTCCTGCCCGCCCATCTGTTCGACTTCGGCGGGCGACATACGCGGGATCGGTGTCGGCTTGAGCGTCCAGGCCCGGTCGTCGGTCGGAAGGAGCATGTCTGCCACTCTGGCGCTAGCCGCATCGACGTATGGCGCTGTGATGTTGAGAAACACCCGACTACGGACAGCCTCATTCGCCCTGCTTCGCTCGTTCGTCGCCCACCGCTTCGACGTACTGGTCGACGTAGCGGCGTAGGCCCGGTTCGCGTCGTCAATGCCCTGGTAGTGCTCCTCGTCCTCTTCCCACTCGGTTTCAATGCCGCTGGCGATGCGCGCGGAGATGGCGTCTTTGCGCTTGGCGAGCAGCGAGAGCAGAAACGTGGAGCGCTCTGGCTCCTGCAGGTCTTGTTCTTGCGGCGACATCATCAGTACCCGACCTCGGCGTCAAGGGCTGACCACTCCGGCATGTGTGCGGTACGCTCGACTGGTTGTGTAATTGCCTTGCGCTTCATCATGATCCCGTAGCGAGTCGCGCTCATCAGGTCATCTCGCTCTTTCACCACTCGCCCATCCTTCCGGTGATACAGACGGAATTCCTGCAGCCAATCGTCTAGCCCGGCGAACACCTTGAATCGCCCTGTTTGCATGCGGTCCAGCATTTCCATCAGTCCGGCCTCAACGCCGTTGCCGCCAGTCCCTTCCGGCATGCCTGGGTCTGGCGCATGCGTCGCATGGTCTTTGAGCATCTTCAGCCCGGCGCTGGCGTACTGCTGCGCAAGCTGCTGGCCGCTGCCCTTGTCGTGCTGCAGGCCGTCGTGCGGCCACGCGCAAGGCACCCAAGCGCCCCATGCCTTGATGGTCGGAGCGAACAGGATCGGCGTTTGCTCACGCGCCCGGTGCGCCTTGGTGACGTAGATGCAGTCGGTGTCTCTATCCCATGCGATCTGTGCGCCCGCCGCAGGGTGATCCCAGCCGAAGTCCAAGCCGTTGATGCGAGGCCAGTGCGCCGGGATCTTGAACGGTTGGACGAGTATTGCATCTTCCTCGACCGGGAAAATCCGGCCGCTGCCGAGCGTCGGAATTCCCTTCGCCCTGGCCTCGCGCTCATGCGCAGGGTAAGAAGCGACGATCGACGCGCGTTGCTCTGCGGTGTAATGCAGCGCATCGTCAATGGTCATCGAAACGATTGCGCGAGTCATGAGTAACGCTCTACTTCCTGCCCCATGAACAACATGACCACATCCGACATGCCGAGCAGCGGCGTGAATGTGATCATCCCGAACTGCCCTCTCTGGCCGTTGTTGGTGCGCGTCAATCCCTCGGTGTAAATGTCCATCGGAGGTTCTTCGTCCCACCACACGCCGTCAACGGTCGGGCCTTGCCACTTCTCGCGGCCCTTTTCGTATGCCTTGAATGCGACGATGGCCGTTCCAGCCTGAACGTCGCCCCCTCCTCCGTGACGCACTTGGATGTTGTCCAGCAGGTTCGGAACTCCAATCGCTCGATCTCGCCCTTTGATCGAGTCCTTTGGGAGAAAACCAGTTCCCCAAAGGCTTTCATTCGGCGGCGGCCCGACGAGGATGCGCTGCGGGTTATCGCGCGTCGACTCCCCGGTAACAGACCCAGCCCACAGCAATGGCGCCTTCTTGAACTCGGCGCCGTCCCACCATTCCGGGTATCTGCCGGTGGCGTGCATCGCCCACTCTGCGCCACCAGCAATCGTCTTCCCGAGCTGATTTCCGGCCATGAAAAGGCGTTCGCTGTGCGTGGCACCGGCCCGGTGGAATGCGCGCTGCTTCGGGTACGGCTCGTAGCATTCGAGCTTGCGCCTGGCCAGCTCTGCGACGATTTCTGCCAGCAGTGCATCATCCCGCTTCAAGAATTGCCCTCATCCTTTTGAGTGTCGCCACAGACTCATTGCTCAGCCCAGTATCGGCAGGAGCGCCCTTGTCCATCCCATACGCCTCACGCTCTGCAGCGATCAGCCGACAATGCGTCTCGCTCAAGGACTTGAGGATGCTTACGCGCTTGCCAAGGTCGTCCGGGCATTCATCAAGCTCCTGCTGATACTGCTGCGTCCGCATGCGCAACAGTCGGATGTCTGCACGGTGCGAGAGTTGGACGTTCGCGCTGGTAGTCGCAGCGCTATTGATGATTGCCGCTTCAGCAGGCAAGGTTTCAGTTCCATCTATTGAAACCTTGCCTGAAACCATCGCCGCTGAAACCATCGCGGCGGCTTTCGCTTCGATCTTTGCAGACAGGTCGCGCGGTATTCCGAGCTTCTTGAAGTGCTTGTTGATCGCAGTCAGGGTGATTGTCTGGCCAGTCGCCTCTTGGTACTCATCAGCAAGCTGCTGCACGCTCAATACGCCGGCGCGCCAGCCCGGCTCAATCCTCCCGTAATCGATGATGCGCGGTGCAGCCATTTTTAGATCCTATGACGCAAAAAAGCCGGCTCGTGATGGCCGGCTGATGTCTTTGTGCGGCAGAAACCGCAGTTTGGCGAAATTTATCACATTCGTTCCAAACTCGCAATATCTTGTTGATGCGACAGAAAAAAACTGTTGACATCTATCTGTATTGCGCTACAATGCAGTCATCGGAGCACAACCAACCAGGAGAGCGAGACGAATATGCGTAAGCAGCGCACCGGCAACCGCCCAGGACAGGGGCGGCAGC